GGTCACCATGTACTGCAATCCAGTTAGGTGCAATAGGCATAGGGTTCTTATGAAAGGTAATACCTAGCTCATCGAACTTCATGAACTTCTCAAAGCGCAGCTCTGGCAATGCACCAAATGCAGGGACTTTAGCCATGATGATGTTATAGAGGCGATCTGTGTGATTGCTACGGATGCAGTCTGTTACGCCTAACTCCCAGAGAAGCTGCACAGCTTCGTTACGGTCATCGTCTAGGGTCTGGGCATAAGAGCCCATGCGCCCTTCCTCCCACTTGCTTATCTGAGGCAGGTCAATCTCATCGCCAATGGTGACTACTTGATCTGGCTTAAATTTAGAGATGAAACTAGCAAGGTTACGGGTTGCAATCCTGTCGTGATATGGGACTTGTAAGTCCGAGACTACGACTATTCGCTTAATCGTCATCCTCATCTTCATAATCGCCAAACTTCTCAGGCGCAATGGGGTCTGGAAGAATCCAGTGAGGGTAAGCCTGTGGTTCTGTAATCATAAACATAGCAATGTCTTCAGCGAAACCTGCACGCTTGAGAGAGCAGAAGTATTCATAAAGCCCAATGCAATAAGCATCAAGCTTTGAGTAGCCTTGCTCCTCTAGCGCCTTAGTTGCTTTTCTTGCCATAGCAGAATGTTACCTGTCAAGTAATATGTTATAGATCTCATCGACTCGCGTGTTGAGTCTTTTAATCTCTGACAATAGATGCGTGATGACATAGCCAGACAACCCACCCAGTGCAGCAATGGTGGCGATGTAAAGGGTGAAGAAGTCTGCCTGTGTCACTTCTTATCTACCTCGTCAATAGCTGCCTCTAGTGCATCGACAATAATGTCTGCTGCTGACTTACGGGCGCGGTATGACTTGATCGCTGTGCGTAATGCTGGCAGTACTGCAACTCCTGCAATGCCGGCAATGATGAGAAATAGATTATCCATTAGATGCTCCTAACATAGATACTTGAAAAAAAGCCCCATCATTGTCAGCTTCTTTCTTAAAGCTAACATGCATGTGCTTAGTGTGTTTGTTAGCCCCTGTGTAATTGCGCCACTTCCAGTTAAGGATGTGGGAACAGATTCGTCCATCGTAAATGATGTAACTAATACGCTTGTCTTTCTTGGATCTGGACAAGATACGAAGCTGATCAGCAAGATCTCCCATGATGTCTGGCTTACCGCCCTTGAATAAGTCTTTGTCCACATCAATGGCACGAACCCAGCCCTGCTCATCAGGATTATGATCTGACTTGCGAGCAGCGTGTCGGGTATCACCGATCCAACCATCCGATGTGCGGTCACGATCTGGGAACGAGTCATCAAATTGCTCCCTTAGTTGAACGGCAGCTTTAGAAAGTCGTGGCTTCATGGTGCAACAGGGAACTCCGCTGCATCTGCTAATCCACCTTGTGCAGGTAGATCTCTCAACGCTTGGCGATAAGTTGCCCATGCTGCTTTATTAACTGGAGCATCTTCTAATTGTGTCCAGTCTGTGCGATTTAGTTCCGCGTTACGCCAAAGTTTAATCTGTTCCCATTTTTGCTCATTTGTTGCATCTGGGAATGCTGGGTGAAATGTAAATGACATTATGCAACCTCGTAAGTTCCTGAAACATAGAGTACATCTGTGCTTCCTAAAGTGACTGGAATTGTTCCGCTTACATTTGCTTGTTGTAAATATGTGGTGCTTGCATTTCCAACAGTTATATCACAATAACCACCGCTGCCACTGAAAACCATTCCAACAGTAGGATAAAACGCAACTCCGTTATCTCTTACCATGATTGTGCAAGGTGTATCGTAACTAGGAGCCACAGGAAGAAAGAAATACGCGCTACCTGTTATTGATGTTGTTGTCCCAAGAGTTAGGCTAAATCTAAAATTGACTGTTTTGCCAATTTGTTGATAACGCGAAACCACTGTTCCATTACCCAAAGTTATGTTTCCAAGTGTTGCAGTCCAAGCAGTCCATGATCCAACTGATGAAGTTGCCCATGTAAAGTCCATGTCTGTGTTAGATGCCTTGGCAAGGACTTGACCAGTAGTGCCACCCTTAAGATCGACCAAAGAAGCATCAATGGAATCGCCAAGTGTCTCGATGGCAACTGCGCCATTTTTTACTAAGTCGCTGGATGTGGGAACAGCCCATCCGAAATTGGGTGTTGTTGTTGCCATTAGGTTAGTGCTCCTGTCGCATTTGTCCAAGTAAGTGTACCATTTACGCCCGTCCAGATTAGTGAAGCAGGTGTAATTGTTTCCCATTGAGTTGTACTTAGTGAGAAGTCTGTAGCTGAGACATATAGAGTAATGTCCACATAAGTAGGTGTAGCGTTCAGTGCCACATTCTCTACAAAGCCGTCAAAAGTGCCACCTAGCAAGTTGCTAGGTAGATTATTGATAAGTACAGGCTGACCAAAAAAGACCCCGATAAGGCTGTCAAGCATTGCACTCGGCATGTCTGGATTGTCTAGTCGGAAGCGAATAGCACCTAAGGATGCCCGTGGCATAGCACGCAGTTTAAGCTCTCTAGAGGCGATGTCGGTAATGTCTGCAAGATTCTTAATGTTAGATTCGACTGACCGCTCAAACAGCCCGTAAGAGGCTATAGAATCTGTGTCAGAGGTACTGTATGTAGATCCGTATCCTGTGCCGTACTTGTAGATAAGGCTGTTACGGATACGAGCAACCTGAGTTGTTGAGGTGATAGAGCTTGGTGTTGCATATGCGCCATCGAGGTTAGTAAAGCCATTAGCTGCAAGGTAGTTAGATCTGTGATCTGCATCGTCATAGGAGACATCCCCATCCTTTTCCTCGTAGAGCTGACCGAGTGCGCTGTTAGCAATCTGATCTGCAAGGGTCTGAGACTTGGCAGTAGCACTAGCAGCAAGGGCAATCATTGTGTAGAAGCCTGTGTCAATAGTGCCGATAGATGATTCAGCTTCTGCCCATGTAACTGTTGCTGGGTATGTATCCCATGTAACTGTAGGCGTAACCTCTGCCCATGTAAGGTTTAGGGCTTGTCCTAATATCTCTGCGATCTGTGTGCCGTCTAAGGCTTCTGCCAGTGCTGTGTTATAGACAGCCTTAGTCAGTTTAGCCAGTGACCCAATACCCAAGATAGTGCCAGTAGTAACATAGCCAGATTCTTCAGGGCTACGCACTCCGATGTTAAAGTCTGATACTTCTCCACCGAATACAGTCACATAAGTGCCAGATGAGTTCTTAAGCTCTAAAGTAACTGGCTCTGTGACATTGATGGTGAAAGGTGTGTTATCCACATTTACGATCTGTACTTGGCAGTAACCTGCTGTGGCTTGTCGATCAATGTCTAAGCGACCAGAGGCATACGACACAGAAGTGACAGTCGTATAGACATCATCTCCAACTGTCACTCGCCATTCGGGTAGCCATGTCATGCGATTGTTAGCGTTCCTCTGTCGCGCGCTTCACGCAGCACATTGTCAATAGCTTCTGCAATAGCGTTAGGGTCACCGATACCTGCTTGAACTGTAATGTTGTATTGGTTGGCAGCTTGTGCTGCATAGCGTGAACCGCTGACCGCACCTGATACGCCTGCGCCACCTGCCAGACCTGCGATCAATGATGATCGAGCGACATCTTCTAAGTTGAACATGCCATTGTCAAATGGTGTGTTTGTATATGTTGGCTTTACTATCGCACTAACAGCTTGAGCTGCTAACTTGCTGAGATGCTCATCTTCTTTTGTAATTCCACTAATACCGTCGCCACCGCCACCGCCACCGCCTATTACAGTTGTTACTGTTGTTGGTGCTTTCTTTGATCCAGTTTGAGCAAGATTGATTTCGCCAAGTAAGCGCAAAGCTTCTTTTAGGTTATCAATGTCAATTAGAGCTTTAGGATCTAATCCTTTTAGAATTGTCTCAATAGCCAGCATTTGTGTATTTTGACCAGTCAAAGCATTCAGAATTTTTAGATCTGCATTGAGTTTGCTTGTTGCAGCAATAATGGCTGCTTCATCTTTAGCGGCAATAGCATCTTCTAGGGCAAGGATTGACTTCTTAACATTAAGGCGAGCAGTATCATTAGCAATTTGGATCTGCTGTGATGCGCTAGTTGCTTTGCCTAGTTGCTCCGCTTGATTAGTAAGGGCTGCCGCAACTTGAATCTTATCTAGGTCAAAAACATCCTGACTTTTGTTAAGGGCAAGATTGGCTTTGTCAATAGCAGCTGAAAGTTTTTTGGCCGCTAATGCTTTCTTTTCTTGATCTGCTTTTTGCTTGGCTAATAGAGCTTGTTTTTTTGCGTATTCAAGTGCTAACTTTTCTGCTGCTGCATTAGCTTGCTTTTGATATAGAGTAGCATAAATGCCACCAAATTTTTGGGCTGCCATATTGACATCTCTGGTAGCAGCACCAGATTGAGCAAGTAAGCTAATATAAGAACCAAGAATAGGAATAGCTTGAATTAGATTTTCAAGTGGTATGTTAAATCCCGGAATGTCTTTCAAGCCAGAAGCAACATTGCCAATACCGCGAACTACATCTGCAACATAAATGGATAGATTTTCCATGTCGGTGGTTAAAGATTCGATAGTGTTGTCATTTGATAAAGCTGTCAAAGCATCAATGATTCCAATGCCAATGTTTTCTTTCACATTGTTGGTAGCAACTGCCAATTTATTCATTGAGCCTTCATAAGACTCTGCTGCTCTTTTACCTTGACCAGCAAAGAGATCAGTTAATCTAGCTTGAATCTGTTCGAAACTTGATGAAGTTAATTCAGCCTTAGAAAGTCCAACACCCAAGCGACCTAATGCTTGAGTTTGTCCCAAGTAAGCTTTTTGAAGGCTTTGAGTAACTTGCCCTAAATCTTTACCAGTACCCGCAGCAATATCTAAAGCAAGGTTCATCAATTCTTGCGACTTAGTGACTGATCCTGTTGCGCGTAACAAGCGATCCATTGCAGGACGTAACTCGTCATCAAGTTTTCCTGTAGTGCGCTCTAAAGTGCTAATGTAATCATTAAGAGCATTGGCAGTGCCTACGCTCTGGAATCCTAGATTTTTAAGAGTTTGCGCCAATGAAGCTTGAGCTGCTTGATCTTCTGCTGCTGCTTTAACTGCTGCTTTGCCATAAGACAATACGGCAGCTGTGCCAAAAGTGAGTCCGAATGTTTTGCCCAGATTCTTGACATTTCGAGTAAGTTTGTCTGTAGAAGTTTCTGCTTGCTTGAATGCCTTTTTTCCTGTGAATTCGGCAAGGATGTCAATAAATACATTAGCCATAATTAACCTTTCACAGTCGCTCTAGAATTAAGTTTGGCTGCTGTTGATTCAATTGCCTTAATGACAGCTGCTGTTGCCTTACCATTGTTTTCTTCATAAGCTCTAAACAAAGCACGACCCTCCATCTTTTGATCGCCCTTCATTTGTGAGTTGTATTTATTTTGTTGATTTTGCACAAATCGACTTTGTGGAGTTTTACGACCCATAGTCTCATAGATTGCCCCAGCTGCCGTTTTATTGAATACGCGAGCAAGCGATCTAAAACCTTTACGATTTGGCTTCGAAGGTGAAGATTTGTAACCCACTCCAGCTTTTACAATACGAGCATTATAAGTAGGAAACGATCCTTCTGACATCTGCCTAGGAAGCCAGCCACTTAAAATTTGCGTGGTGTCTGGAAGATAACCTCTAGCTGATCTAGTTATCGGCTTAAGCGCCATGCCAATTTCGGCTGACATTTTTTTAGACAAGTCAGGTGTGAACTTGCGAAGAGCTTTGCGAAGTTCAATTGCGCCCTTTACGCTTGCTGGCATCGCTCACCTCTTTCGCTTCATCCTTGAGCCCCTGCACTAATGCATCGAGCATGGTCTTATCTAGATCTAACAATTGCTGTGGCGCGATTCCCAACCTAATGCTTAGCCTAGCGATTAGATAGGTGAATGGAAGATCGCGCTTTAAGCTAAAGGGTCTGAATCCTCGACCGAAACAGATTTTAGTGTTTCGATGAAGTCCATTCCAAAAGGCTTAACAGTCTCACCTGACCTGCGTGTTACTTCCCATGCTAACCAATAGACATCGCTCTGCTTTTCTTCATCGCGGAACGCCTTATGGAAGCCCTTTTTAGCGTACTGCTCGAACGAATACTCCACTGCTGGAGTGAT